GCGTCGACCTAGGTGGTGATGGGGTCACGATTCACGTGGACGTCATGACCACCCTCGGGGAGGAGTACCCGCACGTGATTCGCGAGCTCGAGCAGAAGATTCCCGAGGACTCCGACGATAAGTACGCCCTCGTGGTGGACGAGTGCACGGTGGAATCGTGTTCGTGGGAAGACCTGGTGGAGATTTTCGATTCCCACGACATCGCCCTCGTGTCTTTTAAGGAAATCCTGAACTAATATTGTAATGATCATCGACTGGCGTCGACACTGTTTCTTGTGCGAAAACCCCATCGACCTTCGCGTGTGTCCGGAGACGAACTATGAATACGTGGCCTACTACCATTACAGATTCATATATAACCCCATGCCCCTCTATATGAACATGATGTACTACAAGTTCATAGATAAAAAGTTGCGTCGCGTGTGTCTCGACTGTTTCGCGAGACATAAAAAACCTAATTTTAGGACCATCCGTGATAGGGAAATCGGGCGGTGTCGTATGAGACCGAGACAGTTCTTGAGTCTCACCAGGGATGAAATCGCCCAGTGGGTCCACGAGATGGAACTGTTCATGTACCCCCCAGAATCTGACGCATCTTCGCCATGACCGAGACGATCCAAAAACTCACACACATCGAACACATTCTCAAACGCCCGGACAGCTACGTCGGTCCCGTGGACCAGACGAGGGAGCCGTACTGGGTCATAGAGGGCGACGCGTTCGTGAAGAAGTCTGTGCAGTACAGCCCGGCGTTGTTGAAGATTTTCGACGAGATTCTCGTGAACGCGATAGATCGGAACAGCCTCTTCCCCAAGGGGGTGAGCTCGATCCTCGTGGACGTTGACCGAGAGGTGGGTTCCGTGACCATCTCCAACAACGGCCCGCTCGGTGGCATCGCCGTCCTCGAACACCCCACCGAGGGTGTGTGGAACCCCGAACTCACCTTTGGCCACCTCCTCACGAGCACGAACTACGACGACACGCAGAAACGCATCGTGGGAGGGCGGAACGGGTACGGTGCCAAGCTGGCAAACATCTACTCATCGCATTTTGAAATCACTATTAAAGATGGTGAAAACAAGCGACTGTATACCCAAAGTTGGAGCCACAATATGACAAAGTGCAATCCCCCGAAAATTAAAAAATTTTCAGGAGCCACCTCCGTCGTGAGCATAACCTTCATCCCGGACTGGAAAAGATTCGGTGGGATGACACACATGACCAACGACATCTACGAGATATTTAAAAAAAGGGTCTGGGATTGCAACGTGTACACGTCCTCCAACTGTAAAGTGAAGTTTCAAGGCGAACCCTTGGCCAAGATGTCCTTCGACAAGTACGCCAAGATGTACACCCAGTCCGACGCCATCGTGTCCACCAGTTTCGACCGCTGGTCCGTGTGCATCGCACCCTCCCAAGATGGGTTCGAACAGGTCTCCTTCGTGAACGGCATCTGCACCACCAAAGGGGGCACGCACGTGGACCACGTCGCGTCTCAAATCGTGGCCGCCATGGGCACGAAGTTCAACTTGAAACCTCAACAAGTGAGGAACACTTTCTTCTTGTTCGTCAAGGCCACCCTCGAAAACCCGTCGTTCTCCTCGCAGGTCAAGTCGGAGTGCACGTCCAAGGTGGCTGACTTTGGAAGCCGTTTCGACCCACCGTCGTCGTTCGTGAAAGCGGCCCTCCGTTCGGGCATCCAGGAGGAACTCCAGACCCTCTCGAAGTACAAGGAGATGCAACAGCTGAAGAAGACCGACGCCGGGGCGAAGAAATCAAAAATATCGGGGGTGCCCAAGCTGGACGACGCCAACAAGGCTGGGACGGCGCAGTCCCATCGATGCACGCTCATCGTCACGGAGGGGGATTCAGCGAAGACCTTGGCGGTGGCCGGTCTCTCCGTGGTGGGGAGGGACTACTACGGCGTCTTCCCGCTTCGTGGCAAGTGTAAGAACGTGCGCGACGCCTCCGTGAAGACGCTCACTGAAAACAAAGAATTCTCCGACCTCAAGAAAATCCTTGGATTGCAACAAGGGAAGGAGTACACCGACACCAAAGACCTTCGCTACGGACGTCTGCTCATCATGACCGACGCCGACAACGACGGTTCGCACATCAAAGGTCTCCTTCTGAACATGTTTCACTACTTCTGGCCCTCCCTCCTCGCGTTGAACTTCGTGGAGAGCATGGTCACGCCCATCATCAAAGCCACCAAAGGGAAGCAGACCTTGAGTTTCTACACGGACAACGCCTTCCGCGTGTGGTACGGGAAGAACCAGTACGGTGGATGGAAAATTAAATATTACAAAGGTCTCGGGACGTCCACCTCCCAGGAGGCGAGGGAATATTTCAAAAACATCGAAAAGTTGGTGGTAAAGTTCGACGTCGACGCCATGACCGACGCCTCCATCGTGCTCGCGTTCGACAAGAAAAAGGCGGACGACCGAAAGACGTGGCTCCTCGACACGTCCGTGAAGGACCCCAAAGAGCTGGAAATCCCTTACGGCCAGGTCGAGCGCATCACCATCAGTGATTTCGTGCACAAAGACCTCGTCAACTTCAGCATGGCCGACCTCAAGCGGTCCATCGCCCACGTCGTCGATGGTCTCAAACCGTCCCAACGGAAGGTGCTCTACGCGTGTTTCCACAAAAACCTCAAGGAGGAGATGAAGGTGGCCCAACTCGCGGCGTACGTCGCCGATAAGAGCGCCTATCACCACGGTGAAGTGTCCCTCGCCGACACCATCGTCAAGTTGGCCAACGACTACGTGGGCTCGAACAACGTGAACCTCCTCGTCCCTTGTGGCCAGTTCGGCACCCGTCTGATGGGTGGGAAAGACGCGTCGCAGACCAGGTACATTTTCACCAAGTTGGCGCCGGAGACGCGCGCCCTGTTCGACCCCTCGGACGAGCCCGTGCTCACCCGCATGGAAGACGACGGACGAGCCATCGAACCGGAGTTCTACGTCCCCATCATTCCCATGGTTCTCGTGAACGGCACCGAAGGCATTGGCACCGGGTTCAGTTGTTCTGTGCCCCCATTCAACCCGATGGACATCGTCAAGAACATCGAGCGCATCCTCGTCGGTGAACCGGTGGTGCCCATGCGCCCTCACTACAGGGGGTTCAAGGGCACGATGACCCGGGACGGCACCTCGTGGGTCGCGGAAGGCACCTGGAACGACGGCGTCATCACCGAGCTCCCCCCGGGGAGGTGGACCCAGGATTTCAAAGAGTACCTCGACGAACTCGTGGATAAAAAACTCATCAGTGGGTACACCAACAAGAGCACCATCGAGGACGTGCACTTCATCGTCAAGGGCTACACCGGCTCGGACCCGGTGAAAGACTTTAAACTGCGAAAGGTCATTCACACGTCCAACATGCACCTGTTCCACCCCGTCAAGGGCATCCACCGCTACGAGACCCCGGAGGAGATTCTCCGAGATTTCGTGCTCGTGCGCAAACACTACTACGTGAAACGCAAGGCCCATCTCATCCAGGAGTACGAGACCCGCGCGCGCGTGTGCACACACAAAGCCCTGTTCGTGAAGATGGTGGTGGACGGACAGCTTCGCGTGTTCAAGAGGAAGAGGGCCGAGCTCGAACAAGAGATGCTTCACACCTTTCCCATGATTGACGGCAAGTTTGACTACCTCCTGAACATTCGAACCTACCAGTACACGAAGGAGGCGGTGGAATCCCTCATGATAGAGGCGGCGCAGGCTGCGAACGACCTCGAAGACCTCAAGAAAATAACACACACCGAGATGTGGCAGAACGACCTCAAAAAATTGTACGCGTAAAGTAAGCATGGGCGAAGCGGCGCACGTCGCACTCAGCGCCATCGGTAAACAGGACACGTACCTGCTTTCAAAGGACCCAGAGCAAAGTTTTTTTAATTACAACACCGAACAACACGCAGATTTTCGCAAGTTTCATCGGAACCGAAACATCGTGGCCCCTTCGAACCGACAGGCGTCGTGGCCTTTCGGGGAAACCATAAAGGTGCAGTACGACCCTCGAACGAACATGGGCGATTACCTCTCGAACATGTACGTGAGCCTCACCCTCCCCGCATTGGAGGTGGGTGGGAACTACGCCGACCAGGTCGGAAGACACATCTTCGAGTACGTGCGCATGTACGTGGACGAGATGGAGGTGGAGACGTTTTGGGGGGACTGGGGCATCATTCACGACGAGATGTACACGGAGATGTCTGAAAAGGTGGCGAACCGATTCCTCCTCAACAGGTCTCTCGCGTTCGACACGTCCGATGGGGCGAACAATTTTGCCGAGTACGCGTCCGACGTGGTGGTGCCCCTGAACTTTTTCTTTTCTCGCAAGTACGCCGCGGACGAGTACGAATCGAACCAACCGAATCGCCCGTATTTCCCCGCGTGCGCGTGCCACCGACAGAAGATTGAGTTTGAATTCAAGTTTCACCCTCAACAGTTCTTCGCGAACACCACGCAGACCCTCACCCTCTCGGAGTTCGACATCGTCACTGAGGAGATTTCAACCACCCCCGATGAACGCCTGTACACCATGAACCACAGGGGCCTATGGGTGACGGACGTCGTGAAGAAACACCCCGTGGTCACGACCGACCCATCCTCCGCGGTCGTCAAGAACCAACTCGTCCCGAACATCCCCGTGAAGACGTTGCACTGGTTTTTCAGGAACACAAAGTTCGAGGACCCCCTCGTGGTGAAAGAGCCCGGGGAAACTGAGGAAGGGAACTTTTACATCCACAACAGGTTTAACTTTAGCTCCAACGTGAACTTCGACCAGTTGAACACGTTCTTCGACCCCGTCATGGACAAGGCCCGGTTCTACATTCAGGGGAATCAACTGCCGAACATCACGTCGTCGGACCACACGTACTTTAAGTACTACGTACCCTATGAAAAGAGACTGTCGCGCCCGATTAGAAACATTTACTCGTATGCATTCTCAATGAACCCAGTGAATGTTCAACCGTCGGGGAGTTTAGATTTCAGTCAGTTGGAGTCGAACAAGACGACCATCGAGTGCGACCTCTTGCCGACATCGGAGACCTATAGTTTACACATGTATTACACCGGCTACGAAACTTTCAAATTTGAGAACGGGTTCATGTCGCGTGCTTATTCGCCATGAGCGCGTCTTTGTGCGCACTCACGAACGAGATGACGTCATTCTTTATGCACCACTTGATGAAATTCAACTGCGCCACGGTCGTCTGAATTTCCTCATCTGTTCCGGGGATGACGTACGAAATCTTCTCGGCGCGACAGAACGGGTCGAACAACTTTTTACTGTACCCCAACAACGAGCTCTTGTACGCCGTGTGCACGGAGAACACCTTCCCATCTTCCGTCTTGTAGGACGTGTGATTCTTCTTGGCGTAGTTCGTGATGAACCACTCGAGGTTTCGTAGGGAGATTCCTGATTTTTTGTTTAATACGTTCACGAGTGTAGCTTTATTCTTTTCGTCGCTGTAAAATGCATTGATGGATGATAGCAGAATATCTGATTTACTCATTATTGTTAAATAATATACTGTTCAAATCTATAAGCTTCTTTCGGTCTAACTCTAAGCACGCGGGGCAGTTGTCTTGATACAGGACGTCCATGCCGTGGATGTGGGACGTCGACACGTCTATGGCCACGGGTTGCAACTTTTCCCTCTGATATAGATGTATCGTGCAGTACCCGTGGTGCGTCCCTCGTCGCGTGCACCGCACCCCATCCTTTTTCACACCCTTACACCGCGTGCGGTCCGTGAACGCCGGCACATCGCGAAGCAGCAGGTCCTTTGATATGTTGTGATGCATCGCGATGTGGTTTATGTACCCGTCCAACTTTTCGTTGTACTCCAAAGTCACTGCGTCCAACTGCGACCGCACCCGTCGCTCCACCTCATCCTCTATCATCTTTGCAATCCTCTGACTTATGTCCTCCATCACCTACACCACTGTTTTTAGAGAGCTCGAAATTTTTAAATAATTGGGTGATTGTGGTCTTCTGCTTCGCAGGGGCCCTCTTTTTCTTTGGGGGTTTATTTTTCTCGATTATCTCTCCAAAGATGGTTTTTTTGGGTTCTGGAACTAGGGGTTCCAGGAGGTCGCATACGGGGTTCAAGAACTTATTCAAGAAGTAATAATGGTAATCCACGGGAATGTTGTGCTCTTCCACGTACGCGGGGTCCTCGGCCTTTTCGAACGCCCTCGCCTTGGGGTCCTCCGTCTTCGTCAGTATATAGGGGACGCGGTCCCCGCTTTGTGGTTCCGACCCGGGCTTTCTCTGACGCATCTTGTTGTGCACCTGCACGTGTCCCATGGAGATGTCCCAACTTCGGTCGATGTCTTTGATGGACACGGGGGTGCCCTTGACTTTATAGGTGTCCGACAATGATTGACTCAAGATGAGTTTCGAATGGGGCACATCACCGGTGAGCAACTCAAGGGCGCGCTCCCTCGCCAATACCTGCGGTGGTTCGGGTTCCGAAGATTCGAGGATGACGTCTAACAACTCCTTGCACACCTCACGCACGTGGGGGGTGTTGTCCCGACGCACCAATTGCAAACCCTTCACGTCGATGTACTTGAACTCCACCCTCCCAGATTTCCCCTTTTCCCACAACTTGGCCGCGTAGCGTTTCTTACTGTAGAGAATGTAAGGCATGTACACCTTCTCCAACTCCAAATCGTTGGGTTTCTTGAACAGTCGGGTGCACTGCTCAGCGGCTTGTTCACCCAGTTCCCAACTGTAGTCGATGGCATCTTGCCCCGTGCGCCCTTGGACGTCAAATTCAACCATAACGGAATCAGTGTTGTGAACAATCATGTGTCCCGGACCCACGTGGAAATGATGCGACTCTGTTGTCAAGTCATAGACATAGTCTGATGTGTTTCCGAGGTGCTCAATTTTTTTAATGGCGCGTGGATTACGTCGTTGAGAACCCGTGGTGCACGTCTGTCTCATTATATCGGTTTTATCCGAACGACAATTCAGTGACACGTTATAACCAAGACGCCGAGCGAGAAAACATAAACCCAAACTACCCTCTTTACCCTTCATATCGAAACGCGTAATTGTTTGGGTCTCATCATGGTCCCCATCAGATAGATAATACCCATCCCAAAATGCCTTGACGACGTCGAGAGGTGCGTTGAGTATACACGGAGGCACTATCTTTTCTTTGTGCGCGTTATAAAACAATGCACGATAGCGCAAAGTGACATCTTTTATTTTGCCAATCGGCACCAATTTATACACGCCACTTGATTTCAGTGTATCCAAAATCTTTGTTTCAAATGGACACATCTCTTGCATCGCTTCAAGAAGTGTCATGTTTGAATTATTCAGCGCCCATGTGTACTTTTCCCCATAGTGGCCACACGACCCGTCCCCAAGAAAGAAACCCATGACTTTCGCTTCCGCGACCGTGATGTCGGTTTGAATTTCAGTTTCAAACGCGAGTCCACAATCGTGATGCAAAAGTTCAACACCGACGGTGACATCCGTGGGTTTCAATTCACGTTTATCGACAGACAGCAGGCTGTGGTCTTCCGTGACGTCTGCAATCCCCGTGTGAGTCAAGACTCGGTATATGGGCTTATCTGTTTTATGTCTAACGACTTGTTTGATTTCTGTGAAACCCGTGTCGGACCACACCTCAACGCCGTGAACATCTGAGCATTCTTTCCCATCAGACCTGGTCTCGTACGCCGACACCAATGCATCGATTCGAGTAGTCCTCACAACACCATTCTGTCTGATTAAGAGAGCTGAATCTGGAGTCACGGAATCACCGTACCTCACCTGTGCCCCTGGGAAGTTGGCTTCCACGTAGTTCTTTGTCTCCTCAATCATGGACCTCCCCTTGAACGTCACCGACGACGCGATGGCGACGCACGGCAACATCCCCCTCGCGGCCCCGGTGAACCCGTAGCACGAGTTCATGGAAATCTTGTAGGCCAACTGCTTCCCGTTGTACACCTCCTTCATCCCCTGCGTGGTCGCCATGGCCATGTCCTTCTTCGCCTGTTTACGAAATTGCTTGAGCTCTGCCAAGATGGTCGGTAGTAAACTCGGCACGTTTTGAGCGAATTTGTACGTCTTCCCAGAGGCGAGGGTGAACGTCTCGTACTCCACCCCTGGAATGTTGCCATAGCGTCGCTCGTCCATGACCAAGGTACTGTAGCACAGGTTGTGGGCCATCATGATGGATGGGTACAACGATGCGAAGTCGAGGGCGGTGATGGGTGTGTAATAGGCCCCAGACTGAGCTTCGAGGACGGTGGCCCCTTCGTAGCCTTCCTCAGGGACTGCGCCTTGGTAGATGACTGGCACCAGGAACCCGAGTTCCGCCGCCTTCTTACACAATTGCGAAAACACTTTAATTTGCTGCCCTCTCTCTACGAGAAAACACAGCGGAACTGAAGTGGCTTTCGCCATCTCTAAGAGATTCACCAGGATGCACAACTTCGCCAG